GCGGCGAATTATAATTCCGCTTTCGGTTCGTTTGCGCTGGCATCCGTAACAACTGGTTACAAAAACGCCGCGTTCGGTCGCGCTACCGGCGACAACCTGACGACCGGCTATCACGACACCGCACTCGGCTATGGCGCGATGCACTGGCATACGACGGCTCTGAACTGCGTCGGCGTCGGCTTCGAGGCGGTGCATGGCGGAACCTCTGCTACGGCAGTGGCCATGCAGGGCACTGTCGGGGTCGGCTTTCAGGCGCTTTACGCTTGCACAGGCAACTTCAACACGGCAGTCGGCACCTCCGCCGGCGTTGCTATCACGACCGGCGTTCGCAACACGGCAGTCGGCACCAATGCGCTGAACACCCAGACGACTGCCAATGACACGACGGCCATTGGATTTGGCGCTGGAACGACGAACACCGGCAGCGGCAACATTTTCATTGGCCAGGGGGCCGACGCGAACGCGGGGCTGGCGAACGTCACCGTCATCGGCACGGGTCTTTCGGCAACGGCAGCCAACTCGATCCTGATGGGCAACGGGCAAGACCTTCTGCCCGGCTCGACTGCTCGGGACATCGGTTCGCAAGCGAAGCCTTGGAACTACATGATCGGGGCTAACTCGTTCTATGCCCACTGCAATACGGCGGTGCCTGCGGGCGGCACGACCGGCGCGGGCTTTTTGCTTTCCAGCACCAACAACTTCGGCATTTTCTTCGGTAGCGGGGCACCCACCCTGACGGCGGCAAAAGGCTCCCTGTATCTCCGAACGGACGGTTCCGGGACGAGCAACCGAATGTATATCAACACCGACGGCGGCGCGACGTGGACCGCCGTGACGACCGCCGCGTAATCACACCGACAGTTGAAAGACCCGCTGATGACCCCGCAAGAACACATCGAAGCTATCGGACGAGGCCTCGCCCTGATTCAAGGGGCCAACAAGGCCATGCGGAAAGCGTTGGAACAATCGGAGAAGAGCGAGGCTCTTCTTCATGCAAGGCTGGAGCGGGCGCAAAAAGCCTACATGGCCACGCGGGAAGGCCGGAATATTGTTGCGTTCAGCGGAGGGACAAATAAACCTCCGGTCACAGACCCTGACAAGCCGGTGAAGCCATGATGTTTCTCTATCTCATCGCGACCGTCGCGGTCTTTGTGATCTGCTTTCTGGCCTATCGGTCGAAGCCGGAGAGGTATGCGGACCTCATGGGTGTCAGCGCCTTGCTGGCCTTGGTGTTTTGCATCGGGAACGCAATCACGGTTCTATACCACTTCCCCGACGCGCTACTGGCGTCGCCGGTTCTCGACCTCTTTCTGGTCGCGATGATCTTCCGGTCAAATCAGCAAAGCCGGGAAGGCTGGAAATCGCTTATGGTCGGCACACTGGTCGGTCAGCTTACGCTTCACGCCGTGACTATCGGCCTTTGGAAAACGGGAAGCCTGACCGAGCATGGACTGTGGACTTATGTCGTGGCTGTCAACGCGATCTTCGTGGTTCAGCTCCTTACCCTCGCGGCCATCGGAGTGGGTCATGGCCTGGATCGTCTTCGCGTCTGGCTGTCTGATCGCCGGCGCGCACCTCTTGCAACGGATGCTAGGAAATGACCGCGCCAAGCGTGGCGGTGGTCGCAGAGCGCGTAAAAACTCTGGCCGACCGGGTTGAGAAGCTGGAGGCCAAGGTTGAGGCCATCATGCTGACGCAGCGGTGGCAGATGGGCGCGGCTGTCGGTTTCGGCGCGGTCGTGACCCTGCTGCTGCCCCGTGTCGCCTCTGCGCTGGGGCTGTCGTGATGACCCCGCAGGATCTTCGCCAGCTCATATCCACCCTCCTGCCCTACGCGACCATCATCGCCGCCATGGGCTTCGCCCTGGCGGGTGTCGACGCGACGATCGTGTCTTTGGTTGCCGGCGGGTGCCTCGCGGCGATCGACCCGCGTCGCAGCCAGACCCCTCCAACACCCCCGCCAAACGCATAGTGAAACCCCGCAGAACATCTGCTATGGTGCGCCAACGTGCCTTACGAAAGGTGAAAGCATGACCACCCTTGTGATCCATGAAGCGGCGGACGCACCCATCCGCGCGCTCGCGTATGGAAACGTCAACGAGCCTGCCACGGTGGTGTCGCCGGACACGCCGCTGCCGGTCTTGTCCGGGTCGCAGCTTGTGTGGTCGGCGGGGTTCTCCGCTGTCGGATCTTCGGTGCTGGACAGCCGCTTTAACGCTCCGCGCGTTGGCACGGGCGTTACCTACAACCAAGGTTCCGGGTCGCTCAACATCCTTTCAGGCACCACAATAAACGCTGAGTTTCTGGCAAAGTCGATCGAGTCGTTTTCTGGCTCGATGCGGATGCGCTTCACCGCCACGCTCAGTCAGCGCATCGCCAACAACAACTTCGCCATCCTGCTGGCCGACGCGATTTCGGACAACGCGGCCTACAACATCATCAACGCGACCACCGTCGACATCACCGTGCCCTCGCACGGCTTTAACGCTACGATGGTCGGCCAGTTCGCTCTGCTCGGCGGCATCACCGGCGCGGCTGGCGTCCCAGGTCGTTACGCCATTGCGTCGATCCCTGACACAAACACCATCCGGTTCACCGTCTCGGGGTGGCCCGCGAGCGGCACCGGGACGCTGTGCCTGTTTGGCCGCAACTACGTCCGCGACCTGTTCACTGGCACCACGGCTACCAACGTCGCCGTGGACGCGCAACGGAATGGTTGGGCCACGGGCGACACCACAGCCACCATCAACACGACCGCCTCGCCAGGCGTCCTGATCGCCAACGAACTGACCGGGCGAGACGTGTTTTTCTCGGACGCCTTGCGGGCGACGAGCACCACGCCGACTTTCACCACGCGCGCCAGCCGCTATGAGAACATCCCGGACCAGACCGTTGAACTGTTTGTTTTCATCTGGTCGTTCAACGGAACCGTGGCCCCCGCGTCGACCACGACCCTGACGCTCGGCCATATCGCGGTCGAAAGTTTCCCGAACAACCCGGTCTACATTCAAGGGTTCCGCGCCCAAGGCGCGACAAACCCCATTCCGGCCACTATTCAATCAGGCACGGTAACAACGGTTTCGACTGTCACGACCCTTACTGGCGGCGGCGCAGCGGAGGACGCGGCGGCGGGCACAAACCCGCTCACTGTCGGCGGCGTTGTCCGCGATGCCGCAGCCCCGACCACTCTGGTGACCGGCGACGCAGCTCGCCTGACGATGTCGCGCGGCGCGGCGGCGATCGTAAAGCCCTACTCAGTCGCAGAGGCGGGCTGGAACGGGTCCCTCTTGCTGACGACTACCACGGCGACGGCGCTGGTCGTCGCGGCGGCGGCTGGCCTCAAACGGCACCTGACCGCGATCCAGGCCATCAACACCGGCGCTGCGGCTGTGGACCTCATCATCCTCGACGGCGCGACCGAGCGGTGGCGCTTGACGCTGCCCATCAACGTCCCGGTGTCGATCGAGTTCCCCACCGAACTCATCACAACCGCAGCCACCGCCCTGAACGTCAACCTGTCTGCCGTAAGCACCGGCGTCCGGGTCAACGGCCAAGGCTACACGTCGGCTTAAGGGCAAGACCCGACCATGAGCAAGGCGCTGTTCGACGCGGTGCGCATCATCAAGGGTGCGCCCCTGACGCAGGCGGACGTTGACGCGATCAACGCCGCCCTAGCGCCGTCCGCGTCGCAGGCACCGAGCAAGCGTGTCAGCAAGGCGGGGGTCGACCTGATCCACTCGTTCGAGAGCTGCAAACTGACGGCCTACCCGGACCCGGGGTCGCGCGACGGCCACCCGTGGACGATCGGCTGGGGCAGCACGGGGCCGGGCATCGCTAAGGGCGTCGTCTGGACGCAAGCGCAGGCCGACGCGCGCTTCCTCGCGGATCTCGGGCGGTTCGAGAAGGCTGTGGCCCTGATGGCTCCGGTGACGACGCAAAACCAGTTCGATGCGCTAGTCTCGTTCGCCTACAACGTCGGCCTCGCGGCCCTGAACGACAGTACGCTGCTGCGCCTGCACAAGTCCGGCGACTACGTCGGTGCCAAGGACCAGTTCAGCCGGTGGGACAAGAACGATGGCCGCGTCATGAAGGGCCTGACGCGCCGGCGCGCGGCTGAAGCCGCCCTGTACGGGAAAGCCTGACATGTACCCGTTCCCTCGCCTCCTGACGGTCAAGTCGTGGGCCATCCTGGGTGTCATCGTCGTCGTCCTGCTGATGCTGCTGTCGTGGCGCGGGGCCTGCACCGCAACCGACACGGCCAAGGACCAGAACACTATTGCTAACGGGCGCACCGCGTCCGCCGTCGAGACCCTCGACATCGTCACCGAGAACGCGGCGCTCGACGCCGAAACCCAACAACAAGTCAAGGAAGCCCAAGATGCGGTGCGCCAAGCTGCTCCTGCTGATCGCGAGCGCGTCGCTCGTCGCGAGTTGTGCCAGCTCCAGGGTCGAAGCCCCTGCTGAGGGCTGCTCAGTCTTCGCCGAACCAATCCTTGGTCGCGTCGTCGGCCAC